TCACCATAAGTCTTCGGTGCAGAGTTCGTCCGTTTCCGGACGCGCCGATTTCCGGAATTGCCCGGTCTCCACGGCGAGGCGCTTTGCTTCCCGGCGGTCCAGAAAGTGCCCGGTCCGCGTCAAGAAACCTTCCTCACCATTCACGGCGGCCGCCGCGCTCAACTGATAGAGCGGCCGCAACACGTCATCGTGTCTGCCAGGGCGCGGAACGGAGAAGGTGACGCCGTGATAACGGACGGCGGCGGAAACAATCCAATCGAGTTTTTCGGTCATGGCGGATTCCTTGGCCTTGGCGAGAAGTTCGCGGCGGGTGACTTCAACGGCACCGGCGGCGATTGCTCGCCGCCGGGTAGCCTTGCAGATGTCGTAGTGAGGGGCGCCGGGCTTGTCCTGAAACCATCGGCGGACGCCGAGCCGGTCCGCCATGGCGTGAAGCTCGGCGAGGGTGTCGGCCGCCATGTGGCACATGACCATGCGGCCGACCCGGTAACGTGAGGCGTCTACATAGACGGTCATCACGCGCCGCCGACCGGTTCGGCGCGCTTCTTCTCGAAATCGTGCAGAAGGCGCATGAGGGCTTGTCGATAGGCGGCCATCAGAACCGGCGTGAGCTTGCCCCATCGGAGGCCTTGGCCAGTCATCACCCAATAGGCTTCATAAACGCCTAAGCCGCCGCGTTGCGCCAGGCGGTTCAACGTCTGGCTATGGTTCTTCATCGCTTGGGCTTCGTGCGGAGTGATGGCGGCCCATGGTATCGCCTTGACGATTGGGTCGCCGAGAATGGGGAACATCGGCTCCGTCATGGCGCGAAATACGCCTTCGGTTGCGCGCTAGCGGGGATATAGAGCGGGTGGCCGGGGTGCCCGTCCGTCGTCAACTTGAGCGCGGCAAGATTGCGGTCGTCCAACCTTTCGGCGACTTCGCGGCCACGGCCATGGAGCGCGCCATGCGTTCCCCACGCGCAAACGATCAATTCAGCGGCGTGAGCGATTGCGTCAAGGTGGCTGTTGTTGTCCGGGCCGATGGGATCCGGATGGCTGTAGAGTGCCTTCGGGTCCGTGGACCGCAGGGCGAAAAGGTTGCCAACAATGAGCCCTCCGAAGCCCCATGCCTTGGCGAACCCAATGCAGCGGCGGATTGTTGGGTCGTCCTGGCTCGCGTCTGCCGTTGAAGGGTTGAGCATGAGAAAGGCGACCTTCGCCTCTTCTTCGTCCCATTGCCGTTCAAGCCGGTAGCGATAGCCGCCGCACGGGGAAATGACGGCTGATGACGCGGGTGTTTTGCTGAAAAGATCAGTTGTCATCGCCGCACCTCGATTGCGAACGCGTCAACCGGGTTGCGGCCGAAATGAGGATGCGTGATGGTTTGACGCGTGAAGCCGCGCCAGGGAAGGACCAAGCGGCGCGATGTATCACCGGCGGGCGGATAGCCCCACGTCAATACGATCTCGCTAAAGACACGCGGGGCGCCGGTTCGGTCATGAAGCCGCTTCGTCCAGTAGTCGGACACAAGGCGGCATTCTTCCGTCTTCGTGCCGGCGGCAATGGCGTCGAAGTATTCCGCCTTGAGGGAAAGGTGAAGTTTCATGGGTGCTCCCTCCTAAACCCGCATCGGCATGAGAATGGCGAATTCGCTGGCGGGCGATTCCGGGGCGGCGATGATGATGGGGTCGGACGCTCCGCCTATCGCCAGGCGTAACTTTTTCGAGCCGAACGCCTTAGGCATCGCCGCGAGATAGCCGATATCGCAACCGAAGGGATCAAAGGGCGCGGTGAGTTCAGCGGCGGCCTCGCCAGTAAACGCGCCATCACCCGGCCTATCGGCTTTGAGAGCGATGCCTCCGGTTTCGGCCGGCGAGAACCGCACGGCTTTCATGCGGGTCCACCCCTTGCCGATGCCGCCGACGATACGTCGGAAACGCTCGATATCGGCGCCGGCAATAACTGCCTCCGGGCGGCCTTCGTTCTTCGGAACAACCCGACGCCAGTCCGGAAAGGTCCCGTCAATGAGCTTGGTTGTGACGGTCCAGCCTTCGCAGGTGAATTGCGCGTACTGCTGATACCAACCTGCCGGCTTTTGCGCATAGCCGGCAAGCGGGTTGTTTGTGGCCTCGCGATGCTCGGCGGCGAAGTGCGCGAAGCATTGCGCCCTGCCGATGATAGTGAACAGCGCGGCGGCGGCGAGACGCGGCACAATCGGCCGGTACTCCCACGCCTCCAGCGGTGCCGGTGTCGCGGTTTCGCGGGTGGCGAGCCGGTGCCCATCCGTGGCGATGGCGCGCACCTTGTCGGTGTCCAGTTCGAAACAGACGCCGTTGAGGTAATACCGGGTTTCTTCGGTGCTCACGAAAGATAAGGTGAGCGAAAGCAGATGGTGCAAAACGCCTTCGCCCATTGCGAAGGATCGCGACGGCGCTGGCATATCAAGCCGGGGAGTGTCCTCAACCGCGAGCGGGAACAGCGCTGCAGAGAACCGCCCGCATGTGAATGTTACAGCGTGGGAGTCCTGGCTCTTCTCGATTGCGAGGGTTTCGCCATCCGCGCCGGCCACGAACGAAAGAAGCGTCTTGAGCGGGACCGCAACGGCTCCGGTGCCTTCGGCGGTCAACGTGGCGGTGATGTTCATGTCGACCCCGTAATGGGATAGCCGCATCAACGGGGCGCCCGGATCAAATTCGATGGTGACACAAGCCAGGATCGGGGCGCTTGCCCATAGCTCGGCGTGTTTTGCGATCAGCTTTAGGCGTGCCGCGAATTGGCGGGCGTCCACTGTGGCGGATATCGTGCCGGGAGCGGCGGGCGTGCTTTTCTTCGTCATAGATCCTTCCTTTCAGACTTCCATGGCCTTCAACACGCGCCTGGGCATGTGGCCGTTGTGATAGAAGCCGCACCACTTGCAGCGGTACGGCATGACGTCGCGATGTCCGGATTTGCGCTTGGCGATCTTCGCGCCATCAAGGGTCGGGTGCTTCACCTTGCCTTCGCATTGGCGGGCCTTCTGGCGCCGCTTAAGACCGCGCTTGCTCGCCATCAGGCGCCGCCGTTCTTGAAGGTGGGGCAAACCTCTTCGATGCGGCCGCGCCGGTAGTTGGCCCACGGGTCCGGAAGAATGCGGGTGACGGATTCTATTTCGGAGTGCGGATCGTCCGGGTCGGCCCTCTCGACAAGCGTACGGGCCGGATGGTCAACGAAGACGTGATATTCGGGGGTATCGAGCCCCGCGTCGTCGGCTTCCCTCAACAGCGCTTCGAAGCGCCGTTGCCAGTCCAGGGGCATCGCCTCAAGAGCGAGCCGGGGAATGACAAGGTAGGGTGTCCGGTAAAGCCGAGAGGCGAAGGGTTGCCCGCCATCGTCCGGCGGCATCATGTCTTTGCCCATGATGTAGCCGACCGGGACATAGCAAGCCCGCACCATTTCGTTGCGGCCGCACACGGTCACAAGCTCGGCGTCGACAAGCTCTTGCATCGCCTTTGGTCCAGAGCCCGGACCGGTCCACGGATACCATTCACCGGCCTTGACGCGCTCAAAGAGTTTCTTGGCGCGCGTCGAGAGTGCGGCGGCGCTCATGCGTCACCGCCTTCCGGCGTGTTGCATGGCGCGTTCTTGCCGCCGTTGAACACGTATTCCTTCCAGTGGATCCAGCACCACCGGCCATCGCGGTTCTTGAGGAAGCCCCATCGGCGGCCGATGCCGCCGCGCCAAACGATGGTTACGATTCTGCGGGAGTCCGCGCGCGGGACGGGCTTCCCTTCGAAAATTCCGCCAACTCCGCCGAAGCGATGACGCTCGCCGGTCCAGCGGCCTATGACGCGATGGCAGTGTTCGGCGGGGCGATAGGTTAGTCGGAAGGCCGGCACGACCTCGCGGGCGAGGAAGTAGCGCGGTGGCGGCGCCGGCTCGCCTTCCATGATCGTTTCGCGACGAAGGTGGGCAACCTCTTCCACATACGGCGTGAGCGGGAATGTCCAGAAATTCCACGGGTGGTCGTGGCAATCCGGGTCGGCATCCCCACGGTGGAAGATGTGCAGCCGAAGGCGGCCGAACCATGCCCGCGTCATGTAAGGCGTGTCGTGCTCGCCTTCGGCGCCGTAGATGGTATGCCAGCCGAAGAGGGGAACGCTTGCTGACTTGTGCGGCTTGTTCTTTGCGGGGGCGGTCATGACGAAAGCCTTCGCGTTTTCAGTTCAAAGGAAGACGTTTGCATTTTGTCAACGCTCACTGTTCGGAAATGGTTGAATCGGTTGCCGTAGCCTTCCTCCGCATGATGATGCGGAAGCCGAAAGTTTCGGCGATGGCTACAGCATTACAGAGAAGCGGCGAACGCTCGCATGAGCGCCAGGCGTAAAAGGCGGTGGTTGAAATCCCGCTTTTCGCTTCCATTTCGCCGAAAGACATGCGGCGCGCGCACCGCTCGGATTCGAGCACATTCAAGGCACCGCTTTGGTCGCGCAATTCATAGCGCTCCTCGCCGTCCCCGCTGGCGCGGCGCACCATGAGGATTTCGAATCCGAAGGACTCCGCGAGGCGAATGAAGCTGGACAGGGACGGGGACCGGGAACCGTCACGCCACTTGATGAAGCTGTTCGGCGCCACTTCCGAGAAGGAGCGAAGACCGGACAGGCTGATTTTCCTTTCCGTCCGCATCGCGTCCAGCAACGCCATAGCGTGGCGTTGATCGGAAAGGTTCATGTCTATGAATTCCGCGCCGGTCCTCATGCTACAAGCCCGTATTCCTTGGCGAGTTCTTCGCTCATGGTGACTTGATAGGAGTCCGGTCCGGTGGGCTCGAAATCGACGCCGGCGAGAGGAATGATGACCGGGCGGGCCGGGCATCCAACGGCGGCGATAACGGCGCGGCTATGGGTTTCCAAGATGCGCAGTCTAAAGGTGCGAAGGTCCGTCATTATTCGAGCCCTCGCACGAATTCGGCAACGTCTTCCCAATTGTCCGACGTGCGCTCTAGAAGGCTCTTGCGGTCTTCCTCGGTGGCCTTCCTGGCTTCCCATTCGTCCATATCGAGGTCGGCTTTGATCGCGTCCTCAATGAGCCGTTCGATAACGGTCGGCTCCAGCGCGTCCAGTTCCCATGATGACTCGCCGAACTGTTCGATATAGCCGGCGGCGCGGGAGTCGGTTTCCTTCGCCGGGTTCGGCGGCGGCCCGTATTCCTCGATTTGATCCATGTTTAGCGCGAGGCGGATAACCTTGACGCCATGCCGGGCGAACATGGCGAGCCGGTCCCGGTTATCCCGCGTCATGTCCATGCCGCTCGGATCATGGTCGCCAAGGTGCAGGACAACAGGCCGGACACCGCGAGCCTTCATCCTGGCGAACCGCTTGCCGGCGCCGTATTGCTCGGATTGAGACGAGTAGCCACGGCAAGCGAAGAAATCGACCCGCCAGCGGACGCAAACCGGCTCGATAACCCCGACAAGCGCGTCCTTTTCAATCCAGACTTCCGGGCGGAAGTTCTGGCCTTGCCAAAGGTCTTCGCGGTAGCGATCCAACGCGGTTTGGATGGCGTCGGCCGGGCTTTCGTACGTGTTGACGCCGCGAAGGTTCCGGGTCCGGTCCTCAATGGAATTCCAGTCAATCAGCCCGGCGAGGCGGGCGTCGTTGATGATGGAACCTAGACGTTTGTATTCCTGTTGCTTGTTTGCGATCAGGTCACGCGAAACAAACTGATAATAAAGCTGGCGAAGGGTGAGCTTGAAACCTTGCGCCTGATAGGCGGCAATGATCGTATTTGCTTGCTCGATAATCTTCACGCTTGAGCGGTTGAACCGCTTTGTAATGAATGCTTCCTTCATTTGGAAAAGTCCTTGAAGATGAGAGCGGCGAGGGGCGCCGCGTGGGTGAATCACCCACGCGTCTGCAAGCGTTCGCAGTCGCGTTCGTATGTCTCGATATCTTCCGGGCGGTAGAAGATGCGGCCGCCGCGCTTGATGTACTTCGGCCCGGTCCCCTGGGTGCGCCACCGCTGCAGGGTGACGGTGGAGGCGCGAAGTCGCGCCGCCGCCTCGTTAGGGGTGAGATTGGTCGTGGTTGCTTCCGTCATGTGTTTCAGTCCTTGTCAGTAGTCTTCGGGCTCGCGAAATCAGGCGGGGTCGTAGGCGTCGTCGTCGCCGTCATCGCCAGGGGCGCCGAACATGTCCCCGTCATCGTCCCCGCCGTCTTCTTCCGCCCCGTTGCCGTGCGTTTGCAAATTGTCAACGTTCCGGGCAGAGCTTTGGCGCACTTCTTCCGCGTCCACGTCAATAACGGGTGGCTCGTTCTTCTTTGCGGGCTTTCCGCTATCAGCCTCGCCGGGTCCCGCCGCCTTCTTGCCGGAATTCATGGCAGCATGGACGCCACGCGGGCGACCAGCGGGCTTTTCCGGTTCGGTGGACTGTGCAACCGCCGGCGCGGCTTCCTCGCCTCTCGGCGTAACGTCGCGCATTTCCGGCACATCATGGACTTCCTCGTCGGTCGGCATGCCGTTGAGGATATGCGGCGCGTAGAGGCGGCCGAAGAACGCGGCGGCGCGATAGCGGATCATGAGGTCGGGCATGGTGAGCCACTTCGAACCGGGGCGGAAATACCAGCCTTCGGCAACAGCCATAGAAATCGAAACTTCCGGGCCTTCCAGAATCTCGCCGGTGTCCTTTTCGATGGCGTAGGCGTAGCAGGTGATTTCGTTGATCTTGGCTTTTTTCGTGACCTTCTGGCGGCTTCCCTTCTGCCCTTCCCACGTCACATAGGACGCTTCGTGCTCGCCGACCCGCTCAATCTTGAAGCGCAGCGGCGAGAACAGCCCGCACGAATTCAAGGCGCCGATGATGAAAGAGGACTTCCAAGACGGGCGGCCTTCGATAACGTCAAGGTTCTGCATGACCATGATCGGCGAAATGCTCATGCGCCCCGCCATGTCCATGGCAATCAGCGCATTGCCGATCTTGTCGTCGCCTCGATAAGCTTCCGGAACAAGGCTCGAAGTAACAAGGGCTTTTGCGATGCGCTGGCCGTCTGCGAAAGTATCGATGTTGGCGAAGACGGAAAGCGGCTTGCTGTTGCGGGGCGCGTTTTGGGTTGTGAGTTCGTTCGCCATAGTCATTTGCCTTTCTTGGGCTTTGGTTTGCTTACGCGGAGGTTCCGGTAAGTCGTGGGTTTGTATTCGACGGTGTAAGCTTCCTTGTGGACGGTGCTTGCCGAGACTTTCCACCCGCCGCCGAAGACGGTTTCCGTATCTTTGATGTAGTCGAGAAGTTCAGCGGTGGCGCGCTGCGCGTCCTCTTTGGCGTTCTTCGCCGCGCCGTCCGCCGCGTATTTCGCGGCAATCAGCTTTTCGAGTTGAGCCGGGTCGATTTCGCTATCCGGATCCGGACAGTCCAGATCGAAGGACTTCACCGGTGTCGCATGCCGATAAAGGGTTCGGATGGTGTCATAGTCGGCGAGGTAGTCCGGCGGGGGCGGGCTATTCGTCCGCACCCTTTCGTGCATGTCCACCGCTCGGCGGCAAAGCTCGGCAATCACTTCCTCGTCGCGCTCACGGACAAAAACGCGCGGGGTGTTGCCGCCGATGAGCCCGGCAACAACGCCCCATTTGAAGCCACAAACCGCGTTTTGGTGCTGAACTTGGAATTCAATATGAGGCGGCGCTTCTTCGTCCGTCCAATCATCCTTGGCGACGAAGAGGTCCACGTTCTTGATTTCAAGTCCGCCTAGACCGAGTTCCGGCCTTGCGGGGTCACGGATGATGTAATCCGGGCTGGCGCCCATGCCTGGGAAATGCTTGGACCGCGCATAAAGGAATTCGTATCCGTCAACGATTTCCCATCCGTGGTCGGCGCAAACCCCCTCGGCGATTGCATTTTGCAAACGCTTACCCCAAAGCATTCGGCCCGATTCCTCAATGACGACTTCGATGTTGCCGGCCATGCGGTGAAACAGGTCAAACGGGGTTTGATAGGGCGACACGCCGAAAAGGCTTGCCGCGCTAGTGGCGGTGATATCCGGTTTCCGCAGCTTGTGCCATCCGGCTTCGGTACGCGGCCAAAACCACTCGGCGTCGGGTGTGTATTGGTGGCGACCTTTCCGCGTCATGCCGCACCTGCCGAATAGGCCAGGATGACACCGGCGGCGGTCAGAGCGACCGAGAAAGCCACTTGAACGATGAAAGCGCCGAGCTGCCGGGCTTCCAGATTTTCAAGGGCCTTGGCGCCCGTCCCGAAGGTGAAAAGGGCGCCAAGAGTCGCGATGATGATTGCGACCGCCACAAGCATTAAGCCACCTCCTCGCGAACCCGTGCCGCCAGGACATCGACCAAGGGGACCCATGAGCCGCCGCGCAGCACCGCGAAGCTGCTCAAGCGGCTTGCTTCCACGTCCGTTGTGGCACCGCCGTGCGGCCTGAATTCAGCCTTATCGATGAAAACGATTTCGCCGGTCCCCGCCGTTGCGCGGACATCGGCGATGACGGTTCCGAGCCCGATACAGACCGAAACCGTGAGGTCACGGACCGCAAGCGGCTCGCCACAAACTTCCGAGAAATCCCGATCAGCCTCGGCTGCATCCATTCGCGGCACAAGGCGAGAAATGCTGCAAGTTGACATTTTGTCAACGCACTCGGAAACAATGTCACTCGGATGGTCCGGTGCATCGCCGTCCGAATCGATGTCTTGCGAGAAGCGACCTTTTGCGGTCCAGGCATCACCGCTGTTCGGGTCGATCCAAGGCCATTGGCTTGCTGCATCAAAGGCAAGCGGGCCAACGACTTTTCCCTTGCGGGTGTTGTACCGCTTGCCGAAGTCAATGGCGGAAAAAGCGACGGCCCCCGGAAAGTCCCGGAGGCCGTCTCTTACTTCGAAAGCGGTATTCATTTGGGCGGGCATTGACAATTTCTCCATCTGGAATCGGTGTTGACGTTGGCAATATGCAAACACCGCTGGATTGTGTCAATGCGTTTTGATTGTATTTAATGCCTCTTGTGAATTACCTGAAAGACAATGTGGATAACTTGATTGAGAATGGAATTATTACAATGGCTTGACGAGGAGAACCGGCGAATACCAAGAAACTTCGGCGTCATGAATGGGCGGTAAATTTACGCCCAACAAGTTGAAGTGACCGGGCTTATAGCCCCGCCGGATTGTCCGGAGCAGCGTTTCGCCAGTGGAAAGCTTCACTACGCAGTGCCGGTCTATCATGTCATCAGCGTTCGGTTGACGGGGCGGCAAGATTACTTCGATCCAGCCATCCATAGGGTCCGCCACTGTGCCGGCGGTTCTATGCTGAATGCAAATCGCCTCCGGCGGAATTTCGCCCTCTACCGCGAACGACTGTCCCTTCTCATCGAAGTTGATGCTAACGTTCCTGTTCTCATCCACCCATCCGACAAGCGGGACGGGATGGCTCGCGGGAGCGGGGCCGCCTTCCGCGCGGACGCCACGCATGTCGGCGCCTGAGTTGCGCATGACGTCCCCAACGGGGACGCTTAAGAGCCGTGCTATTTCGGCCGCTTGCTCGACTCTCATTCGGCGCTTACCGTGCAGAAGAAGAGAGAGCGTGGATGCATCGACACCAAGGTGCTTGGCAACTGCCCGTTGCGTTAGCCCTTTCGCCACAATTTTATCTGAGAACCATTTGTAATTTACGTTTGTCATGGCGGAAACCTAGTTCAAGCTTTGCATTACGTCAATAGCGATCACGGACAGTCAACAAACATCCTTAACGGTCATTTAGGTAACAAATACTGTCAATTAACCCATGCGTGCTAGGACCTTAATTATTAGAGGTTGCGAACAAATCGGCATTGATCGCATTTCTACCTGTCAACCCGGCTTGTTGGGGCTATCGAATGGGATTACATTCCGTCATCGTCGCTCGCTATAGGGGTTCTCTTTATGTCAACTCGCGCCCCGCATGTTATTGATCTGCCTACCGGCGGTTCCGCCTTCATTCACCCGTGCGAGGTGTGCGGGAACCCTTATGCGCCCTTTGGTTACGGGGTTTCGCTCCGGAACGGGAAGCCCGGCTACTGGCGTTGTTCACAGCACCGCGAGGAAAATCGTGTTTTGGGCGTTGACAAAACATCAACGTCGGTGAAGTGTGAAGTCACGGAATCGACGCCGCCAGTGCCCAAACGGGCGGCCGAACCACTTCAAGGGGATTTGTTTTAATGCGCGAGGTCCGCGAATACCTCGACGGCCGAGTCCGTCTCTTGCCTGGCGACTGCCGGGACCGCTTGAAAGACTTGCCGGACAACAGCATTGACGCTGGCTGCATGGACCCTCCTTACGCGTTGGTTTCCATCGTCAAGCGGTTCGGGGGCGAGAATGCGGCGCCAGCTACCGAGAAGGAAGGCGCCGCCGGCGCCTATGCCCGCGCTTCGGCTGGCTTCATGGGGCAAACCTGGGACACCGGCGAAACCGCCTTCGCGGTGGAATTCTGGCGCGAGGTTTTCCGGGTCCTGAAACCCGGCGCCCATCTGGTCGCTTTCTCAGGAACCCGGACCTATCACCGCATGGCATGCGCTATCGAAGACGCCGGCTTTGAAATCCGCGATCAGGCGGCGTGGACATATGCCACCGGCTTTCCGAAAAGCCACAACGTGCCGAAGGCCATTGAACAGCATTTCTTTCAGGAATGGCTTGACGAGAATCCGGAACAGCGCGAGCGCTACGCCCGTCTTAACGCCTGGGCGAAGAAGCGGGACAAGAGCAAGGTATCCAAGGGGCTTCGCCAGCGGATCGAAAACGCGTTCCGCCGCCGGGCCGGTGTGCGTGGCGACGTCATCGGACATGAAGTCATCGCGAACGACATGCGCAACAGCGCGCATCTAAACATTGCCAAGGGCGAGGACCGCGACGAATACGCCCGTGAAATCACGGCGCACGCGCTGGACGAATCCGCCGAGTGGGATGGATGGGGCTCCGCTCTTAAGCCGGCGTGGGAACCCATCGTTGTCGCCCGGAAGCCGCTTGCGGTGCCAGATGAGAATGGCGTGATGCGCTCGGCGACTATTGCAGAAAACGTCCTGTATTGGGGAACCGGAGCGCTGAACGTCGGCGCGTGCCGTATCGAGGCGGAAAAGGCCACCGGATGGGGCGGGAATGCCGGCGGTGGCGGGACATGGAACGAAGGCAATTCCGGGCTGGGCAAAGATGGAGCGCCTCGCCCGGTTAACGGCCGCTATCCTGCGAACATCATGCATGACGGGTCCGCCGAAGTCCTTGACGCATTCCCGGCGGCTCCTGGCGCGGTCGGCAAGGTGACGGGTCGCGAAGCTGGTGCGAGCACAAAAGTTGCCTATGGCGACTTCGCGAACCGAGCGCCGAGCGACCCGCGAGGCGATACCGGGTCCGCCGCCCGGTTCTTCTTTTCCGCCAAGGCGGACCATGACGACCGCAACGGCTCCGAGCATCCAACAGTTAAGCCGCTCGATTTGATGCGTTGGCTTGTCCGTCTGATATGCCGCAAGGGTGGAACCGTTCTTGATCCTTTTGCGGGAACCGGGCCAACCGGCCAAGCCGCGTATTGGGAAGGGTGCAACGCCATTTTGTGCGAGCGGGAGCCGCAATTCGTTGAGGACATTGACAAGCGGATGCGCCTTGTTCTCGCTGGTCCCGATGAGCGCAAGCGCGCCAGGACAAAAGCGCTACCGGCCGAAGACTTGCCGCTGTTCGGCGGCGCCGGGGGCGACCCGCCCAAAGGGCTTACCCGCCGGGTTTATGGCGAGTTCGAACATGACGCCAGCGGCAAGCGTTTCGCGCGCCCATAGCGTTGACAATTTGCAAACTATGTTGAGAGAGTGCCCAATGATTGACAGGAAAATTTCGCAAGCGGCCCGGATGTGGCGAGACGGACACCGGACCGAAGAAATCGCGCATGCAATCGGCTTCTCGATTTCCGCCATGCGTTCGTGCATCGCACTGAACGCGGATCTCTTCCCGCGCCGGTCCATCAAGCAGATCGAGGCCAAGGCAGCCGCGAAAAGCCCGTCGCCACCGAAGGCGCCGCTTTACGACGGCATACCCTACGGCCGTTTGACGGCATGCGGATGTCAGTTCCCGCTGTGGGGCGACGACGAACGCTACAACGTGGAAACGTCTCTGTGGTGCGGCGCCCCGCGCGCCAGCGACGGACCGTATTGCGGATTTCACGCCAACAGGGCCGTTGGGCCGGGCACCCGCTCGGAACGGGAAGCGACCCGCACGCTGCGCAAGATGGCGGCTTAACCATGGGCACCCCGGCGCCAGCCGGGCGCCCTCGCTTGCTTATCACGTTGACATTTTGCAAACAGGCTGCAGCGGATGACCTTCCATCTTCGCGATTACCAGGGGGAAATGATTACGGACGCGCGGGACGCGCTCCGTGAATATAAATCCATCCTTTTGCAATGCCCGACCGGCGGCGGAAAAACGGCCTTAGCCGCATACATGGCCGGCTCGGCGGCGAAACGCGGAAAGCGCGTCACCTTCGGCTGTCACCGGCGCGAGCTTATCAAGCAAACCGCGAAAACCTTTGACAAGGTTGGAATCCCCTACGGCATCATTGCATCCGGCTTCACGCCGGACCGGCGGCAACAGGTTCAGATCGCCAGTATCCAAACCCTGGCGGCGCGCTTTGATCGCTACGAAACGCCGCATCTGTACATTCCTGATGAGGCCCATCACGCCGGGGCGAAGACCTGGGCGGACATCATCGACGGCTACATGGAAGCCGGTTCGAAGGTCGTTGGTCTCTCCGCTACGCCGATCCGTTCGGACGGCACCGGGCTCGGCAAGTGGTTTCAAAAGATGGTGTTGGGACCATCGCCGGCTTGGCTTATCGAGCAAGGCTATCTTAGCCCTTACCGCATGTTCGCGCCGTCCATTCCGGACTTGTCCGGCGTCAAGAAGGCTGACGGGGACTTCAACAAGAAAGACCTTGAGAAGCGGATGGGCGCCGCCGCCATCATTGGCGATGTCGTCAAGCATTATCGCAGTCTTGCCCACGGCCGAAAGGCGATGCTGTTTTGCGTCTCGATTAAGCATTCGCTGCAAGTTGTCGAGCAGTTCCAAGCCGCCGGCTACCGCGCCGCCCATATAGACGGCGAATCCGATAACCGGGACGAACTAATTGCCGCATTTGAGGCGGGCCGAATTCAGGTCTTGTCCTCGGTTGATCTTGTTTCCGAAGGTTTCGACCTTCCGGCAATTGAGGTCGCCATTCTTCTTCGGCCGACGCATTCCCTATCGCTCTTCCTGCAACAGGTCGGCCGCGTGCTTCGCCCGGTTTATGCGCCCGGCTTCGACCTCGACACGCAAGAGGGACGCATCGCGGCTATCGCGGCTGGCCCGAAGCCATTCGCGCTCATTCTGGACCATTCCGCAAACTCGATTGCCAAGGATGCCGGCGGGCGCGGCCACGGCCTACCGGATGACGACCGGGATTGGACGCTTGCGGGACGCGAGAAGAAGAAGCGCGGCGTCGACATCAACGATGACGTGCCAGCGGTTCAAACCAGGCAGTGCCCGAAGTGCTACCGGGTCCACAAGCCGGAACCGAAATGCCCGCATTGCGGCCACGAATATCCGGCGATGGGCCGCACCGTCAAAGAGCTTGAAGGCGAGTTGCAGGAAGTGGACCGCAAGGCGGCTCACGTCGCCCGGAAGCAAGAACAAGCCAAAGCTCAAACCCTTGATGACCTCGTCGCCATAGGCAGATCGCGCGGAATGAAGAACCCGCACGGATGGGCGCAACACGTCCTGCGCGGACGGCAACAAAAATCGGAAAGGCGCTACATCAGATGAAAAGATCATATGCGGACTACATCAAGACCGGGGAAATGGATCAGCTTACGGCGATCCGTCATCAGTCCATCCGAGACGCCGCGAAAACCGGCATGTTGAAGCTCCTGGCGGAAACCGCGAGGCAGGGGAACCCGGCGGACGCGGCGGCCTTCGGCGGCCTCGATATCATCGCGGTCAAGCTCGTCGAGTGGTACGGCCCGGCGGAAGCCGCCACGGTGCTTCGCCACTACGCTGATGTATGTGAGCGCCAAAAGCAGAAGGACCCGCACGGCGAGGAAGTTGACGCCTTGCAGCGCGCCGGCATGGTGCGCGAACGCAATGCGGATATCGCCGGGGATTTCCCGCAAGGAGGTGACGCATGAGGGCGAACCTTCTGGCATTGCGGGACCTGATAGGCGTTATCGCCGTGGTCGCATTCATCAATTGGCTTTCCGGTATTCCGAACCCTCCGAAGACGGAAGTCTTGGCGCTTTCGCTCGCACTCGCGGCTTTGGTAAGGCTGTATCGGGGGAAGGCATGAAGGCGCCGCGCATCACCAAATCCGTTTTCGAGAACGAAGCCGCGTTGTGTTCCACCTTCATCGCCGCTCTTCCGGAAGGCTGGACCGCGTACCCGGAAACCGCCGGTTTCGACATCCTGCTAGTCCGTGCCGATGGCGCACAAATCGGCGTTGAAGCGAAGATGACCTTGAATGCCAAGGTTCTTTTGCAAGCTGTTGAGGGCATCTACGGCGGCGGTGGCGAGCATAGCACCGGCCCGGACTTCCGGGCGGTGTTAGTGCCCTTCGGGACCGCTGGCGTCGAAATGAAGTGCGTTGCGCGCTATGTTGGCGCCACCGTCATTGAGTGCCGCGCCGCCGACGAAGGCGACAAGGAAATCGAGCGGCAGGTCGCGAGGTACGGCGAGTTTTACCGGCGGTATGCGACCCGCGACTATAAGCCATTCACACCGGAGCTTCCGAAGGCCGACGACTATTTTGACTGGCGCGAGGCGTGGATTGACTTTTGCCCGCTCCAGCGGTGCCCGGTCCCGGATTATGTGCCGGACGTCGCCGCCGGCGCTTCCGGGCCATCGCAGCTTTCGGCGTGGAAGATCAAGGCAATAAAAATATGCATCATCCTCGAAAAACGGGGATGGGTTGCGGTTGCAGACTTTAAGCATATCGGAATCGACCGGAAGCGTTGGCTTGATATGTGGTGGTTGCAACCTCGCGAGGGGATGCGCGGTCACTACGTCGCCGGCCGGTCCCCGCTCGACCTTCGGCGTCAACACCCGGTCAACTATGCGCAGATCGAAGCGGATTTTGAGAAGTGGAAGCCGGCGGACGCGGAGCCGGTTGCACAGGTGGCTTTGATATGAAGGCCGCAACCGCTCTGATGAATCGGATCATGCTTGCGCTGTCCGGCGCCGGCTTCACCGCCTTTCGCAACAATTCGGGCCTCGGATGGTCCGGGCGCGTCGTCAACAAGGATCCGGCGCGAAACACGGTGACGCTTGCGGACGCTAGACCGGTCAAGTTCGGCCTCACCAACGGCGCCGCCGATTTGATCGGGCTTAAATCCATTACCATCACGCCGGACATGGTGGGCAAGAAAGTCGCCGTGTTCTGTGCCTGGGAAGTCAAATCCGGGTCCGGCCGCGCAACGGCCGAACAGAAGCATTTCATTGAGTTCGTGCGGGATGCCGGCGGTATCGCCGAAGTCGTCCGGACCGAACAGGACGCGATAAGCGCCCGCCTTTTCGAAAGCTGATAATTGATATGCCCGACTTGGATGAAATCATTTCGCAGTTTCTGGACGCGATGCGCAGCGCTGGCGTCAACATCGACACCGGTTCGCGTGGCGGCGGGCATCCAAGAGCGGACGGCAAGCTCCACCGCGCGGACGCACTCGGCAAGAAGCAAAAGAAGAACGGGCATATCTGGTATATTCTGCATGCCGATGGCATCGCGGCCGGCGCCTTTGGCGATCTTCAAGCCGGCGTTGAAGATACGTGGTCGGCGAAGAAGCCATCTTCTATGACGGCCGACGAGAAGGCGGCGCTAAAGGCGCAGATGAAGGCGGCCCGCGAGCAGCGGGAAGCGGAACGGGCGGCGGGTCACGCCCGCGCCGCCGCCGCATCCGCCCTCATTATGAAGGCAACAACGAAGGCGGATCCGGAACACCCTTATCTTGCGAAAAAAGGTCTAGCCCCGTTTCCCGGCCTTCGGCAACTCGCCGCCGACGTGAAGTACGAAGTTGATCCGGAAGAAGAGAAGCCACGGGTCGCCCGGAAGGGCTGGCTTGTTGTTCCGGTCTTCTCTCCGGAAAAGGAGCTTGTCGGCGCTCAACTTATCCAGCCGGACGGAACGAAGCGCTTCGTCAAGTTCATGGCGAAAGAAGGCAATTATCATTCCATCGGCGCGAAACCATCGGAGGAAAACGGCGTCATCTGTATCGGCGAGGGTTATGCCACCATGGCCCGCGTCCACGCGGCTACCGGCTATCTCTGCATTGTCGCTTTCGATGCTGGCAACCTCGGCGCGGTAGGTGCCGCGATCCGGAAGAAGTACCCGCGCGCCCGGATCGTCATCACCGCCGATAACGACCGCCACACCATGACGCCCGTAGAAAATCCCGGCTTAACCAAAGCTCGCGAGGCGGCGGACAAGATCAAGGCGCGGGTCGCGTTCCCTGTCTTCGAAGATGGGGACCTGACATCAACCGACTTTGACGACCTCGCTTCGCTTCACGGCGTGGAAGCGGTGAAGGCCACCATTGAATCCGTCATCAATCCGCCACGCGAGGAACCGCCGCCGCCGAGCCCGGAAGACTACGGCGCCTATGACAGCGACCCCGTTCTCGAGCCGGACCACGGCCGGGACGCCGGACCATCCGAGCCGGCCGAAGAATTGCCGTTGATCGCCAGGTTCGGGGAACCGCATTTCAAGTGCCTCGGCGTTGACGGTACAACCTGTTTCTTTCAGCCCGCCAACGTCTCGCAGGTCATCGAGCTTCCCGCATCGGCGATGAAGGGCGCGAACATGCTTCGCCTCGCCCCGCTGCAATGGTGGGAATTCGAGTTCCCCGGCAAGAAAGAGGGAGTCGACTGGAATGCAGCGGTCAACGCGTGCATGAATGCGTGCCTGTACCGGCGGAAATTCGTTCGTACAACCGCGATGCGCGGCCGTGGGGCGTGGTTTGAGGGGCAATCCGCTATCTTCCACGCCGGCGACCATCTTCTTGTTGATGGTGAAGTTACCGCCATCCATAAGCACGATTCCAAGTTCGTCTATGACGAAGGCGAAAGCATCCCGGTAGCGATCCGGAACCCGGCAACGACGGAAGAAGCGCGGGCCTTCCTCAACCTCTGCAAATCGCTGCGATGGGAAGCGCCGATGTCCGGCTATCTGCTTGCGGGATGGTGCGTTGTCGCGGCGGTGTGCGGCTTCCTTGGCTGGCGCCCGCATATTTGGGTGAATGGCCCCGCCGGGTCCGGCAAGTCCACGGTTATGGACAAGATCATAAAGCAGCTTCTGGATAGCACGGCGATTTCCGTTGTTGGGGCCACCACGGAGGCCGGTATCCGCGGCGCCCTCGGCATGGACGCGTTGCCCATCATCTTTGACGAGTCCGAGCCGAAGGACATGCAGAACCAACTCCGGATCAAGGCTATTCTTGACCTTGCCCGCGTTGCCGCCTCTGAAAGCCGGGGCAAGATCCTGAAGGGGACGTCGAACCAAAACACAAAGGGCTATAGCCCGCGTTCAATGTTCGCCTTCGCTTCGATCAATACCCAAATCGAAGGCTACGCGGACGAAACCCGGTTCACGCAATTGACGCTGGCGGGACCGCCGCAAGGGACGCCGGAAGAAGAAGCGGCGGCAAAGGCGCATTGGGAAAAGCTCGTTTCGGAAATGGTTGCGCTTTTGACGCCTGACTATTCCCGGCGGCTCCTGGCGAGAACTATTCTCAATCTGTCCGTGTTGCGGGAATACGTGACCGTTTTCACGGCGGCGGCAACGCTGCACCTCGGCGCGCAGCGCTTAGGCGACCAGCTTGGCCCGATGCTCGCCGGCGCCTACCTCTTGAACACGACAAAACAGGTAACGGTGGAAAAGGCGCTGGAGTGGATCAGGGCTAACGATTGGGCGGAACACACCGCCAAGGATAGCGCCAAGGACGTCGACCGCTTCATTCAGCACATCACAAGCCACATGGTCCGGCATCAGACGCCGGAAGGCGGGACATGGGAACGGACGGTCGGCGAGCTTATCGAAATCGCCGCCTATGAAGAAGACCAGGTGCACGAAGAAACGACGTCCGGTTACGTGCTTGTCACCAACAAGCGGAAGGATGCGGCCATCTTCGCGTTGAGCCGCGTCGGAATAAAGGTCCGCAGCGTAGGCACAATGGAGTTCGTGGTCGATATCACGTCCACTCACGAGAACTTCAAGCGCCTCCTCGCTAAGACGGAATGGGCGGGGACGAAGTGGCGGAAAATCTTGCTCATGGTCCCCGGCGCCGTTGGCGGCGTAGGCAACCGGTATTTTTCCCGGTGGGTAAACACGCCTTTTGTCTCACTTCCAATAGACGCGTTGGCAGGTTCGCAAAGATCAAGTTGACGTTTTGTCAATTACTATGCATGGTGCATGTGTCTTTCAGGAATGCACGCGTTGAGCCTCGCTCCGCTGCATAACGCGCCGGGGATTGCGGGCACAGTCCCCGGCGCAAAGAACTCATTTACACGTCGGCCCATGCTGACGACTCCTGAAGCACTACAAGATTTGGAAACAGGCATGGTATTAGCGAGTAGAATTTATTAGTAATGCATGTTTCAAAGGCGCCTCTGAAGGCTGCTACGCCGGCCGCGAAATTCAGGAGAATCAAGCCTGTTACCGCTCCGATGGCAGCCGACCTCCAAGCGCAATCTACAATCGCCTCAAACAAATATCGGTCCCATCCATCAACCTTATGTACGAAGACAAATAGGGCGAGCTTGGTTGTGCGAGTTCGCAGGACCGGAAGGTGCAGCTTCACAACCACGCAGCCAATCTTGACGCTGGTAAGTCTCCACTCCACCATGAATTCCGGCCACTGTAATATTGTAGCTATGCGTTTACTAACTGGACTGGGGTCCAGTGGGCAATCAAGCGTGTTCTGTTCGGAAATTATTTCGTTTATGATCTCTTTTAATTTATTATCGTCGTCTATGTCACTGACGTGGTGGCGCCCTTTATCGGGTTGTGTAAACCTGCCGACAGGTTGATCCGGGGGGACTATCTGCAAGCGATAGCCATTCTCAGATTGATACAAGCGCTCAAGTGCTTCTGCTTCATCGGATACTAGCTGGGCCGCGCCCTCCCGTCTCAAGATTCCGCGTGATGCCACCCAGAATTTGTCAGAACTGATACCTGTCCTAGCGATTTGATCCGCTATATATTCAAATGGATCTTGACCGGGCGTAAAGTTATTGAAGGCATCAATTACTGTAGTTCTTTCGGAAGGGCTGAGTTCGGAGTCTTTGATTAGCAGTATTGCTTCAACATTAAGTGAGACTGGATGAGATACGGGGAGAATAACATCTAAAACAGTTTCGAGTGTGTATCCTCCACCATCATGCCGCTTCAATAAATGATACCTACGCCTAAGGCCGGTATAAAGAATCGTTAGCATTTTGTCGCCGGGCGCCGGGGTTCGTTGCGCCGCGAAAGTCATTCCTAGACTTAACCAATATGCTTGATCAATAGGCTCTGCATAGACGCTGTCGGCGGACTCCAAGAATGCATAAATTTCAGGTGAATCTAAATTGATTTCATGTGAGAGTTCCAAAGGCATTTCATCCTCCATCCCTGAGGTTAACTGCAAAGGGTTTGCGCACAAAGCAACTGGTGGAATCGGCGAGTGAAAAACGAATACGCAAGGAGCAGAAACGCACGCCTCTCCCTCTGCGCTTGCTCATATTCTAATACAAGCATAAGTTTATTAGAATGTGAACAGAGAAACGCATATTTCGCTGGCGGCCGAGGCGCGCTAAAAAAGCGCGTCCAGTAGGGGGAGATTGCAAGTCTCTTTGTATCAAGAGCCCTGGGCTGGTGCCCGGGCTCTTATGGATATGGCTGAAGATTAAGCGGAAACTTCAAGATAATTGATCGCGGCGGCAAGCATGGTGTGCCCGGCGTCCTCTGCGATCATATCGCGGTCGCGGATGAAGCGTAGCGCGACAAGCGCGCCCTCTCGCGTCAACGGGTGACTCCATGTGCAGAGCCGGTCATAGGCGTCGTGGGCAAGCGCGGCGGCGGCGCCTTCGTCCTGTGCTTCCGGCAATTCATTGAACCGCCTGGCGCCTTCACGATAAGCGGCAACGGCCGCAATGAGAGGGTCCGAATTGCTGACTTTGTTCCCGTTTTGTTCCATTACTCAAACTCCCGCGATCAACTCTGGCTTTATGCATATCGCGGAAAATTTTCCTCGGTCAAGCGGAAAGTTTTATGAACAGGTCTAAACGCCGAACAGTTCGTTGAGCGTTAGGACCTTGTGATAATGGCTTACTGTTTCCCGCTTGATCTCGATTTCGGCCGGCGGGTTGTGCTTCCGGATAACAATGGCGTCGGCGGTCTTCTTCACATACAGCCCTATTGTTGCCTCGACCTCGCCGGCGTCGCTGCTATGGCGCTGGACGACGATGGCGTCACCAAATCTGGGATGTTTGTGCGGGTGGATATAGACGAGGTCGCCCGGCCAGAATTGCGGCTCCATGGAGGAACCCTCTACGTAGAGGGAATAAACGTCCTTTGCGCCCGCAAGCGCTGGCGGCCTCCGCACGTAGTCAATGGGGTCGGCGGACAGTTGAAACGCTCCTCTCTCATGGGATCCGGCGGCGGTGCCCAAAACGGGCACGTCTTTGGACATTTCGGACCGCGCCGGGAATTCGATGTCGGCGGGGCGGACTTCCTGGCGTGGTGGACTCTCGCCGGCACCGGTTAGGAGCCATTGTTCCGATGTTTCGAGCGCGGCGGCGAGGCCGGTCAACGTTTTGCCCGTGGGGAGTTGTCCATCGTTGGTGAGAAGCTTTCGAACCGCGTCACGGGACAAGCCCGCCTTCTGTGAGGCGGCGGCCGCGCTCAACCCTGTTGCGGCCAAACGCTCTTTGATGCGGTCGTGAATGGTTTCCGGCATATCGGACTCCTGTCCGTGGCGTTTAGGAAACGCGTCATCTAAAATCGGAAATGTTTCCTCTAAAGAGGGCGGGTCGCGCTGTCAACCTTCGGCGCCCGTGGGGCCGCCGCTAAGCGGCCCGCATCGCTCCAAGCGTGCAGTCAAGCCCGGTTTCCGATGTAAACACCCGGCGCAAGTCCTCGGCGTAGACATCGGCCACGGCGCCGAGCGGCTTCATTTCGAGGCGCCGGGCGTTCCACTGGAAGAACTCAACCGAATAGGTGTCGTGAACGGTGAGGGTGACGCGGACCTTTGTCGCCTTGTTCCTGGCGAGGCCGCGCGGCAAGTCGAACTGCAGCCCTTCGCCGGTGCTCAAGAGGTTCTTAACGCCAGTCATCGCCAGGAAGCGGTTGCCGCCGAGTTGCGCCAGGATGGTTTGAGCGATTTCCTTAGACATCGATATTGATCCCCTTCGTTGATGAGAAAACTATGCATTATGCATAGTTTGCTGTCAACAGAGGCCACCCGAAAAAAGATCAATTATCAGCAACTTAGCCGCTTAGTTCATTATCGACCTAGCGGCGTCAGACAGAAAGGCCGACCGGTTTTTTCCGGCGGTTCGCGCGGCTCGGTCGATTTGCTTCAATAAGCCTTCCTCTATGGAAATGTTGATCCTTACTGCCTTGCCAGGAAAGTCGACCTCAAGGGCCATCGGAGTCGCGCCCTCTGCGATCTCTTTGCCGGCATTGGCAACGGCTACGCTGATCTTGGATGGCGCCGGCACTTCCTCGCCGTCATCCACCATGCCTTGCAAATGAAAGCCTAGAGCTTGATGGCCTTTGCTCACGGCTTCATCCATAGAATCGCCGCCCGAAACGCATCCGGGATAGTCGGGAAAGCTGATCCCGAAGGCTCCATTTTCCTCATGGATCAGAGCTAGAACTATATGCCTTGCCATCACTGAACTCCTATCAGTTGGCAGCGGATGGGATTTTACCAATCCCATCCCGCTCCTTTGAATATTGACTTCAAGGTTCCCGTTGGGATTTCGCGAACACCGGTATCCACGGTGACCTTACCCTTTTTTGTCGGGTGCACCCATTGGACGTGATCGCCGGGACCGTAGCGCTTGATGGTCCACCCGTCGTCGCGAAGCATTTTCTGCACTTCGCGGGGGGTCATCGGTTTGCGCTTCGGGCTCATGTCGCGTCCTCATCTGATATACACAAACATACACAACATGGAGTGTTGTGTAAAGGTGTGTAATGGAGATTTTCTGAAATGCCGGCCGGGGGCGGGCAAGCCCGGCGGTGCCATTCATTTGCGGAAATTAGACCGTGACCGCCTTTATGAAGGCGTCCAGTTCGGCGAGACGCCTGCAGAGGATGACGACGGCCAGGATCAGAAAGAAGGCGGACACGCCTAGAGCGCGATGGATGAAATAGGGGTCCGCCTCGGCGTGGGCCGGCTCTTTTATCATGGGTTCCAAGTGAATGACACGGGAAGCGGGCAAGCGGGACATCGTGGCAATCCTTCACGTTGCTATTTTGTCAACGCTCTAGCCGCGTCGAGGCGGGCGCGAACGCTTTTGATCTCGGCGTCATCGCGGGCCTTCCGGCCGTTGGTGTAATAGCGGGAGTCGCTCATTTCCGCCGCAAACTGAAATCTTTCGAGCCGCTCCAACTGGCTTTCCAGTTCGGCGACTTCGGACGATACGGCGGCAGTGGGGTCTGACACGGCGGGTTCCCGTTTGCAAATTGTCAACGCTTAAGGCGCGGTTATAGGCCGGAACTATGCGTCATGCATATCTAAGTATCAACGTTCAATCTTGCTCGCACCACGACCTGCGCTTGCCTTCCCACGGTCTCACAAGCCCTTCCGCAATCATGAGTTCGCCGATATCGGCGCCGCCTCTCTTGATGACGGCCAGGGTTCGGCCGTTGCGGTCCTTCTTCCGCCCGGTGCCAGGATCGCCGGGGACAACCTCGATATCGTCACCGGCAAGCAATTCCTCAAGCCGCCTCTTGGCCAGTTCAGCTAAACGCCTTTCGGCGTCACATTGCGCCCGGCGAAGCTCTGGCGCGTCGATGTTGGCGATGCGGACGCGCTCGCCGGCGACATCGAAGGTGTCTCCATCGATCACGGCGATTGATGCGGCGGTGAGAAGGAGGGCGGCTGTTATCATGTTCTGTTCCCTTTGGGCATCGGGCCGAAGATGCCCGGAAACGCGTTGAAGGAGTGGCGGGAAAAGCCGAAGACGGTGTCGCCCCGCAATTCCCGTCCCTGCTTCCAAATCGTGTAATGATCCTTGATAGTTAAAGCGGTGACATCGGAAAAGCCGAATTCTCGCATCAACCCGGCTTGCGCCTCAAACGACTCTTCCAACTCGCTCATTGTTTCCGCGCGGTGTCCAGATAGTTGATCGTGGAATTAAGGTTGGTGCTAACCGCCTCGGCGGCGCTATGGGCTTCGTCCAGGGCTTCAACGGCGGCCTCTGCAGCGTGTCCGCGAATGCTTTCCCGGTGTCCCTCCGACATGCTATCGAACGCGGCCCGCTCCTCATCCTTGACCGCCTCTATTCGGTCCTTTAGTTCCCTGAAACCGGCGGCGATGGTTTCCAGCGCGGAGACGACGGCGGCAATAACTTTGCGGCGGGCTCTGTTCATAGCATCCCCTTTCCAGAAGCGACTCGAAAACGGCCCACGAAGGCCGTTGCCGTGGCGCTTCAAAGGGCGGTTAGTCCCATCTGGCGGGCGTCCGCAAACTGCTCCTGCGAGCCAATCCATCCACCGGATGGGTAGCGACTTCGTGCTTCGCGGCGCCCGAGTTGGTTCCGGGTAGGCACCCGCACCTGATACTGGCTAAGTCTGTAGTAGAGGCGTTCAACGTTGCGTTGGCGCTCGTGCCAATAGGCAAGGGAGGCGTCTCGCTCTGGTGAGCGTTCCGCTACGGCGGCGGCGAACACTTCACGTTTCACGCGGGCGCGAAGACCGTCGCACTTCACACAATCCCGAACGTTCTTTGCCGCACTGGTGACCGGGGCGGGCGGGGTCGGTTCCGTGGCGAGGCCGCGCGCGATGGCCTCGCGTTTCGCAACTTGGATCCAGAAGGCGTCGTCGTAACCGGTCCACTCACCATCGCGAAGTTCGATCTTGTCGCCGAACTGCTCGATGCGAACGCCATCGTATTCAATGAGAACTTCGCCTTGTGTCGCGCTGAAACGCTTGCGGGTGATGACAACTTTAGCGGCTTCTAAGGTCTTCATGGCGGGCACTCCATGGTTGAACATGGAGGGACTATGCATGATGCATAGATGAGTGTCAATGACATAACATCAACGTTTATAAAAGATCAATGGCGCGCGCATTCAAATTGATCCCGGTTGCGAAAGCCACGGCCGAAACGAGGGCTCGGCCCTTCTCTTCGTGGTCGTCGCCGGTGAGACACGCCAGCGGGGAGTCGTTGCCGATCTCATGGATGAAGGTGGCGTTAGGGAACGATTGAACCTCAAGCCGCTCCGGAAAGGCGCGGGTGACATGCTGCGCGAGTTCCTGGCGTGGCTTCGCACGTGCGGCGGCGGCGGCCCGAAGGAACCGGAGCCCGGCGAGCGCTTTGTTATAGGCGCGAATTTCTTGCAGCATGGTAATATGATCCTTGGTTTGTCGAGGCTTGCAGATGCCGAAGCAAATTGCGAAAGGCGACGAGGTTTTAGTACGAGGCATCGTCGCCAAAGTGTGGGGGAACAGTCAGGTCACCATCCACCTCCACGGATACGAATACCCGGTGACGATGCATGAGGCCGATTTAGAGGAAGTCATTAAGCGGAAGCCGGAACCGCCTCCGAAACCGAGACGGAAGCCGTTCTATGATAAACCGACGTGAGCCCGTGAGAGGGCGTCGGCCTCGTCGCAGTCCCGGCAAATCGAGCGCCTCGCCTCATGTCCGGTCCCGTCGCAAGTCGGGCACTCGGTTGCGGCATCAACCTCCGTATTGGAAGACGATGCGGCCTTACCCGCTTGGAACGCGCGAACAACGGCAGTCAGCCCATAATCGAGTGACCCGTTATCACGTCGGACGGCGGAGAGGTTTTCCGTCACCCAGGCCATGGCTTCATCGTCTGCCGGGTCGAGCAGTTCCAGTCTCGGAGTGGGTCTTAGTAGGGCTTGTGTTCATCTAGGAGATTCCTTTCGTGGGCACCGGGCATTTCGGGGACTATGCGCTATGCATATGTGCGTTGTCAATTCGTCAACGAGTCACGCGCGCGATTTCGCCGGGTAGGGGCCGGGCCAGGAGACCCCTTTTACACACATCAAATCGTTGATTTTATTGCTATATGTGCGAAACACGGGAAAACCGAAATATACAACGAAAATAGACGTAAGGCTTTGATTTCTTTCGCGTTCTACGACTATAGAAGAAACGGCCGATTTTAAGGATATCCCCAACACATACATGCGCATCCATGCAGGCACATATGAGCGCATACATGTATTATTATTATTATTATTTATCTTATAGAAATATATATTTATAGAAGTGCAATAAAATCATGAATTTAGGGTGTGTGCTTTGTTCTATGGAATTTTGAGCCTGTTTCCGCGCATTGAAAATTCGCTTCAATTACAGTGCTTTAAGTGTGAGGCGTGACCACGATATCCCGACTGATTGACAAAACATCAACGTCCGCCTTATCGTGCCCGCTGAATTCAGGTTATCGGAGAGGGCTCGCTATGGACGTGCTGATTACCCGCAACATGACCATTGCCACGGATGTCGGCGCAACCCGGCAGTTCGTGAAGGGGGAAACGGTAGCGGTATCGCTTTCCGAGTTCGGCCGTTTAAGGCGTGCGAAATCCGCTGTGCTTGCCACTGCCGCCGCATCCTCGGAGCCTGGAGACGATGACCACGACGGCAAAGGCGAAGTTGAGGGCGAAGCCCTGGAAGAGATGACGAAGGCGGAACTCCTTGCCTATGCGGATGCTCACGAAATCGACGTTGATCCGAAGGCTGCAAAGGCCGTCATCCTCGCAAAGATCAAGGCCGAAGAAGAAGCCAACGCGTAACCATGAGCGACGGCGCTATCATCATCCGGGCGGACTGGAAGACGAAAGAAGCGGTCCGGATGATGCGCCAGCTATCGGCGCCTAAGCTCAACATCGCTCTTACCAAAGCCGTCAATGATTCCGCTGTACAGGTTGAACGCAAGGCGGAAAGCCTCGTCGCTAAAACCCTTTCCATTCCGGTACAGCGGGCAAAGCTTGGCATCTACATCAGGCCACGCGCCACGCCTCAAACCCTTACCGCAATCATTCGTGGATCCGCGTCTGAAATCCCGCTCAAGGTCTTCCAAGCCAAGGAAGTCGACGGCGGTGTCACCGCGAAGATTTGGGGATCAGTTATCCAGCATCCCAGCGCCTTCATGTTCGGCGGCCCCATCCATGACCACAACCGCGCTCTCGGTATGGGTGGCCACGTCTTCCACCGTGTTGGCAAGACCTGGGCAGGGAAGGGGAAGCGCGGACCTATCGAGCGATCCGCCGGCGGCAAGATATCGGAAGCTATGGCGAAAGACGCGGTGTCCACGGCGAATGAGACCTATGCGGTTGAGCGCTTACAGGTCAACGTGTTGAGGCAGCTTGACCGCGCCACCCGTCGTCGTGGTGGCTGATGCGCGTATCTTGACGGCTCGCGTGCAAAACTCCACCTTTGCTTGCGATTCGAGGATAGGAGTTCCTAAATGGCCCTTACAACCTTCAAGACTGGCGACGACTATGGTCATCAGCAAGTCGCGATCAATCCTGACCACGTTGTCAGTGTAGAGCCGCGCGGAGATTGGGTCATAATCCGCACCAGCGCCAGTTCTGGCGATGCCTATCAAGTGATGGAAAGCTTTGATAACGTCGTTAAAAAGATCAATAGGTACAGGCGGCAGCCCTGACACATCATTGATCGCTAATGATCCAGCAATTTCAAAAATTTGGGTCCTTCCCGTGGGGTGCCGTGGTGCGGGGGACGCGGCCGCGCAGGATTTCGCTAGCGACAGAACTATGCGTGATGCATGTCAACAGCTATGCGCCATGCATAGTTGCAGGGATCGGGGCAACCAAACGAAAACCCCTGAATGATCCGGGCTTGAGCAACTATGCATCATGCATGTTTTTGGTTCAGGGCTATCACGCTGCTGATGTTCTTGTATTGTTCTCTTTCGGGACTGGCGCTATTTTCGGGGCATGACCGGTATCGAGACTTTAGGCGAAGCACATAACGCGGGCTGGCAGCTAGTTGCCCGCTGCCGGCGCGGCAAGGTTGACCACGGGCATTCAGCTCGCGAATGCCACTGGCGCTATGAACTTGATATGATGACGCTTGTTGCTACGCGGGGCCGGGACTTCCCGTTGATCCGGCTCGCCGAGCGCTTGCGTTGCCCGCGCTGCGGAAACCGGAACATCACCGTAGTCTTTTCCGCTCCTGGCAACGGCGAACGGCGAGCCGCGACAGGTTGACAGCGGGTTCCGGAGTTAGACCGTACATTCGCCTCTCAACTCTTCCCGGCCGGCGTCGGTGAGCCGCCACATATAGCCGTTGCCGTTGCGGCCGCGTTCCGACACCCGCCGAACCTTGCCGGCGGCCTCAAGCCTTTTCAAGCGGTAGAGAACCGTTGCGGTCTCAATAGGTGCCAGGGCGCGGACGTGCTCGGCGATGTAGGCGGTGCGCCCGTTCAAGGCGCATCGGACGGCGGACAGAATGGCGGCGCTAGATATGCCCGCCATTACTCGCCGCCTCGCCACCGGGCGAACGCGGCCGACGCTTCCTTGTCTGCCTTGCGGCGGAAGTAGGCGGTCACGTCTCGCGTGGTGAGCCGTTCGGCAATGATCTTTAATGTGGAGCCGTCCTTAATGGTCCACATGCTGGAGCGGTCCGGGCGGTTGGCAATATACATGATCCCCTCGACCATGATGCTTCGGAGCTTGTCGTCGTGGCGTTCCCACGCTTTGAGCGGGTCGCCGAGCGGCGCGCCGCAGGAGCAGCAAACCTTGCGCGCCGCGTACTGGACGGCGAAGCAATTCTGACAGCACTTAATCGGTGGTTCCCGCTTCATGCGTCACCGCCTTCCAATTCGGCGAGAACGGCGTCGGCGTACTCGCGGCGAAGAAGCGCCCATACCGCCAGGAAAGCGCCTCGCGTGGTGTCATCGTGCAAGTTGATGGACTCCGGCTTGTCCCCGAAGACGCGGCAAGCCATTTCGAACGTCACCGGCGCATGTGCCGCCAGATAGGCGCGAAGGCTCATGCCATCTTGATCGTACTGGCTTGTTCTCGCGAGCGGGAACGCCGGCCCGCCGTCTCTTGCCCCGCTCATGCGTCACCGCCTTCCCTGATCGCGCGGGCAATGTGGGTGTTCGTCCTGCCAAGGCCGCCTTCAACGATGCGGGCGCACCGCTCCCGCTCGGCGGCGATGGCATCGGTGGCCGCCATCGTCAGTTCCACCACGGACCCTAATCCGAAAGCGAATTTTTCCGCGTCCTCTTTCAATAGGTGGACGGAATGGAAATCCTCGCCATCGATATCGAGTACCGCCCATGCATTGAGATATGGGCCACCGCTCATGCGTCACCGCCTTTCACGTCGGCGAGGACGTAACGGGTTTCCTCACCCTTGGCCCGGCGGCATTCGATACCCTTGCCCACGGGCGCGAGACGCTTGCGCAACGTGCCGGCGATGTAGCCGCGCAAGGTGTGGCGCTGCCAGCCGGTGGCGGTCTCAAGCTCGGTTTGAGTTGCGCCGTTCGGCCGCTTCACAAGATCAAGGATGACGTTTGTTTTATTGATCTTGACCTTTGCGCCGTTCGCGGTCCGGGTGCCCGCCGCCTTTTCGGCGTCGATGCGCTGGCGGCGTTCCTCTCGGCGAGCCTCGATTTCCTCGCGGGTCGATTTCACCGGCGGCGGCAGGGTAGCGGCGAGCGCTGCCAAGTCCGACGACCGGATAACTTCGGCGGATACCCCTTCGCCGTTGATCTTTGCGGCCACGGCTTCGATGGGCTCAAGGTCGCCTTCCGTTGCCGGCGGCACATCATCAAAGGCGGCCTTCAATCCGGATGCGTCTTCTTCCGGGCTCCATTCGACTTCTGGCGCCTGATCTGTCCAGCCGGCAATTTCGCCGGGATGCCCAAGCTCCTTTCGGTTGGTGACGACTGCCCACTCCGCAACCGCGTCGGCGTAGTCCAGATTTTCCGCCGTGACTGCCGGGAACCATTCGGACTTGCTGCAATCAACTGCCACCGGCTCAACCGGGACGACGCCGCTGTATTTCTCAGCGAGCCCACGGGCGAACCGCTTTGCATTGGACTTCACAGAATAGGACTTCATCGGGCACTCCGTTTACAGGGGTTTTCAAAACGACAACGTTGATATAATACAAACTATGCATCTTGCATAGTGGAAAAGGATCAAAAAGTTTGGCGCGGCGGCAGCAATACCAAGGCGTTTCGCTATCGGAATTCGCGCGGGAGGTAGGCGTTACCCGCAACGCCGTTGTGCAGCGGATCAAGTCCGGCAAGCTGGCGGCCGCCGTTCATTCGGATGGAAGCCTAGACCACGCCCATGCCCGGACGTTGTGGTTTGCCAACGTCAATCCAAACCGGATGACGGTTCCGACCATCGGCGAGAGGGCGAAGGCCGGCGCCTCGGTGCGGCACGCCAAGGAGTCCGAAGACAAGGCGAGTGAATACGACCTCAAGGTCAAGCGCATGGCCGTTGATCTTGAGGCGGCGGAAATCAACCTTGAGAAGCTGAAGGACTCCACGGTTGACAAAGAGGAAGCCCGCCGCGCCGCCCGCGCTCTAATGCGCACCTTCCGGGCGGCCATGCTCAATTTCGCCAATCGCTACGCCGCCGACATCGCTTCCGAAATTGACGCCGACCCCGTCCATCTGGCGGGCTTGCTCGAAGAGAAGATTAGGCTTGCCCTAACCGAACTGGCGAAGACGAGGGCGCCCATGGACGCCGGCACATTCGGGGAGTCCGAGTGAGCGCCTTTGCATACATCTTCGAAGAAGGCATTGAGGCTATCGAGCCGGATCCGCCTTACACCGTATCGGAGTGGGCGGATGCAAACCGCGTCCTGACATCGGTTTCATCGTCGGAGCCCGGCCCCTGGCGGACATCGCGGACACCCTACCTTCGCGAAATCATGGACTCGCTTTCCACCTATTCCGCCGTGGAAACCGTATCCTTGATGAAGGGCGTTCAAATCGGCGCGTCCGAAGGCGGATTCAACTTCGTCGGCTACACCATCCACCACGCGCCCGGCCCCATCATGTACGTGCTGCCTACAGTGGATTTCGCGAAGAAGTTTTCCAAAACCCGCATTGATCCGATGATTGTGGAAAGCCCGGCGCTATCCGAAAAGATCAAGCCGGCGCGCGCACGTGATAGCGGCAACACTGTTTTTCAGAAGGACTTTGACGGCGGCGCCTTGTTCATGACCGGTGCGAATTCCGGCTCCGGGCTTCGCGGCTCGCCGGTGAGCCGGCTTGTGCTCGACGAGGTTGATGCGTACCCGCCGAGCGCCGATGACGAAGGCGATCCCGCGAAACTGGCGATCAAGCGAACCGCGAACTTTCCACGCCGGAAAATCTTCATCACGTCCTCGCCAAAGCTGAAAGAGAACAGCCGGATCAATAAGGCGTTCAAGGAAGGGGATCAGCGCTACTACAACGTGGCGTGTGAGAAGTGCGGTACGTTGCAGCCCATCACATGGAAAGCGATCAAATGGGAAGAAGGGCGGCCAGAAACGGCGGCCTTTGTCTGCCAAGCGGCGGACCCTGAAACCGGGGAACTGTGCGAGCATCGCCATCGGGAATCCCGCAAAAAGTTCCTGTTGTCCGAAGAGCACGGCGCGAAGTGGGTTCCGACCGCAATCCCGTCTAGGCCGAATATCAGGTCGTATCACCTAAGCGCGCTCTACTCGCCTTGGTATACCTGGGCGGAATGCGTACAAGAATTCTTGGATGGTAAAGACGACCCCGCTTTGCTGCAGGTCTTTGTCAACACCGTGCTCGGCGAGCCGTGGGAAGACCTCGGCGGCGACAAGCTGGACCCGGATAGCCTTCTAGCGAAATGCGAGCCCTACGAAGTCAACCCGTTGCCGTGGCGTGTCGCCGCCTTGACGTGCGGCGTCGACGTCCAGCCGGACCGGCTCGAGTTGGAGCTAGTTGGATGGGGCAAGGACGAAGAGTCGTGGTCCATTGATTACAAGGTCATTCCGGGGGACCCGTCCGAACTGGAAGTTTGGGATCAACTGGACGATTACTTGCGCGAGCTTTGGCCGCATCCCGCGAAGCCGGAAGGAATGAAGATCCTCGGAACCGCCATCGATACCGGCGGCGCGAATACGCAAGACGCGTACCGGTTCATTCGGCCGCGTGAGGGCCGCCGGATTTGGGGCATCAAGGGTTATGCCGGCAAGCGCCCGGTGTGGCCGAAACGCCCTAGCCGTAACAACAAGGGCAAGATCAACCTTTATGCTATCGGCGTTGACAGCGCGAAAGAGACGGTGACCGCCAGGCTAACGAAGACGGGGCCGGGCAAGGCCGGCGCCGGCGCATGTCATTTCCCGGTCGGGCGCGATAAGGAATATTTCGAGCAGTTGACGGCGGAACGGAAGGTTACGCGCTATCACAAGGGCTTCAAGCTCATTGAATGGCAGAAGTCCGACAAGGACCGTAACGAGGCGTTTGACTGCCGGGTTTACGCCTATGCCGTGCTGCAGGGTCTCATCATGGGCGGGTTCAACCTCAACCGCGCCGCGCTCGCGATAGCCAAAGAGATTGGCGAGACGGAACCGGAGCCGCCGGTGCCGAGCCCGGACCCAATCGCCGCCGAACAGCGCCCCGTGCAAGATCGTGAAATGACGCCCGAAACCGGGGATGCGATAAAGCCGAAGGCGAAGAAAAAGCGGCGCGTCATCGCGAGCGCTTACATGGGCGGATGATGGCGGAAACAATAGAACAGCTTGAGGCGCAGCGAACCGCACTGAAAAGGGCGATGCGGACCGGCGCGCTTTCCGTTGGCCACGGCGACAAGCGAGTCCAGTATCGCAGTATCGAGGAAATGAAGACCGTTCTTGAAGACCTCAACGACGAGATTGCCCAACTCGGCGGGAAGAAGAAAAAGCGTGTCCTCTACATCACCGGCGGGCGGGGCTACTAATGAGCATCTTCACCACCCTGAATCCCTTTCGCCTCATGGGCACCGCGAACCCTTCCTTTGAGGGTGCCGGGCGGGGCCGGCGGCTGCGCAATTTCTTCGCGCCCCGCGTCCACATCAACAAGGCTATCGAGCGCGCTGGGCCAACGCTGATTGCGCGCGCCCGCTGGCTTTACGAGAACGACGGCTATTGCGGCAATGCGGTTGAGCAATGGGCGAGCGATGCGGTCGGCGATGGCATCAAGCCGCGCCCAAAGATCAAGGATAAGAAATTAAAAGCCGCGCTTGTTGATCTCTTTTGGCGCTGGACCGAAGAAGCCGACGCGGACGGCATGACGGACTATTATGGCTTGCAAGCGAAGGCTGCCCGTGAAGCCTACCTTGCCGGCGAATGCTTTTTCCGGATCCGCGCCCGCCGTCCCGGTGACATGCATACCGTGCCGTTCCAACTGCAATTCCACGACGCGGAAATGCTGGACCATTCCTATTCGGAGCGGTTGTCGAACGGGAATTTTGTTCGCGCCGGAATCGAGTTTGACGCTATCGGCCGCCGGGTTGCCTATCACTTCTGGCGCTGGCATCCGAACGATGACGTTCCCATGGGCGCCACGAACGGGCGCGAACGGGTCCGCGTCCCGGCGGAAGAAGTGATTCACGTCATCGAAAGCCGCCAGGGCTCGCAGGTGCGCGGCGTCCCGCGTGTCGCCCGCGTGCTTGTGAAAATCTTCGGCCTCGAAATGTACGACGACGCCGAGCTTGAGCGGAAGAAGACGGCGGCGCTGTTTACCGCGTTCCTGATCGGGCGGGGCGAGAATCCGATTACGGATGACGAGGACGAGGACGAAGACGGAAACATTGTTGCCGGGATGGAACCCGGCGCAACCATCGACCTCGGCGATGACAAGGATATCAAATTCGCGCAGCCGGCGGACGTGGGTGGCTCCTACGAGCCTTTCCAATACCGAAACCTCTTGAAGATTTCCGCCGGCCTCGGCATCCCCTACGCCTATCTTACCGGCGATGTCACAAAGGGTAATTTCTCAAACGTCCGAACGGACATCATCCGCTATCGCCGCCGGGTTTCCCAATGGCAAAACCATGTACTGATCTTTCAGCTTTGCCGAGCGGTATGGGTGCAGTTCGTTGAACGCGCCTATATGGCGGGCCTCATTGACCTTCCCGGCTATGACAAGGACCCGACGCCCTATTGGGCCGCCGAGCACCTTCCGCCTCGCCAGGAATGGATCGACCCGGCAAAGGACGTGAAGGCAGAGAAAGAGGCGATGGACGCCGGGCTTAAGAGCCGGACGCAAGCAGTAGCCGAGCGCGGTTACGACCGCGAAGCTCTTGACGATGAGATTGAAGAAGAGCGCAAAGAGGAGAAGCGGCGCGGTCTGAATTTCAGGCAAGCAGCCGCACCGGCGGCTTCCCCGGCGCCCGGCGAAGAGTCGGATAAAGATCACGAAAACGAAGAGAAGACGGAACAAGAGGCCGAAACCAATGCGTGACCTACCACATCTGGCGTCTCTTATCTTCAACCGTCCCCTTCTCTATCGTGGTGATATCGGAACCGGCATCATTGATGCTATCGGGCCCCGCATCTTGAACGGCGAACGCATGGACCGCACGGAAGTCGTCGCGGAGCTTCAGCGCCCCGCCCGAGAAGCGCGTGCGCCCGGGGGGACCCGCCGCCTCGCGGGCGGCGCCTATATGCCGATTGATGGAATCGCAGTCCTCCCCATCGTAGGTTCACTTGTCCGCCGTGGGTCCTGGCTGGACGCGGAATGCGGCATGATGAGCTATGGCCTGATTCGTGATGCGTCGACGGAAATTCTCATGGATGGCTCCGTTAATGGACTCCTCCTCGAATTCGATAGCGGCGGCGGTGAGGCAAATGGTTGCTTCGATTGTGCCGATGACATCCGCAATATTGCGGCCGCCGTTGGCAAGCCGATATGGGCGCACGCCAACGAAATTATGTGTTCTGCAGCCTACGCTCTCGGTTCATCCGGAAGCAAAATTTGGGTCGCCAGAACAGCGGAAGTCGGCTCCATCGGTGTCCTCGGCGCGCATGTTGACCGCTCCGGTGCTGATAAGATGGCCGGTGTGAAGTGGACTTATGTTTTCGCGGGGGATCACAAGACGGACGGAAACCCCCATGAGCCACTTGGCGAAGATACGCTTGCCCGGATGCAAGCGGACGTCGACAACCTGATGACCATGTTCGTGGATCACGTATCGCAGAATCGTGGAATGACGGCCGAAGAAATCCGGGCTACAAAAGCTGAAATCTTTCGCGGGACCCTCGCCGTAGATGCTGGCCTTGCCGATGAGGTAGGCACTTTGGACGAAGCGTTGATGGCCTTTGCGGAACACGTTGACGAAATGCAAACTTCGGGCCCATCCGCCCGGATGAGCGCTTCACAGATGAGGACGGAATTGATGTCTACCAATCGCGGCAAGCCGGGCGCCAACGTCAACGCTTCGAAGCCGGAAGGCGAAGACGAAGACAAGAAAAAGGTCGTCGCACCCAGCGAAGACGAAGACGAAGACGAAGGCGGCGAGAAGAAGCCGAAGGCCAAGGCCGAAGACGAAGAAGACGGCGAAGGTAAAAAGTCCACCGCTGCCGCAGCCGGCCCGGACGCCATCAAGGCGGAAACCGAACGTTGCGCCGCTCTCTCCGCGCTTGTTCCGCGCGCTGCAAGCCTCGGCGTCAATTTCGACCTCACAGCCGCCATCAGCGGCAAGCTTAGCGTCGAAGCCGCTAAGGCCAAGATCATGGACGCCGCCGCGTCCGGTGACGCGCCGGAAACATCGGCAATCGCCGCGCCGAAACAGAAGGCGGGTGGGAAGCAGGCGCATACCGCCGAAGACAAACGCGGCATGTGGAAGAAAGCATTCAAGGGCCGTTAATCGGCGCAATTGGAGACAAGGAAGATGACGACCCTTACAGATAGCGGCAAGCGCGAAGGCGGCTACATCATCGGCGAGTTGCAGTCGGAAACCGGCGGCATGTACGCCCGCGAACGCGGCACCCTTCTTTCCGGCACGGTTGGCAAGTCCGGCATGGTTGTCGGCGTTGTCACGGCCAGCGGCAAATACAAGCCGCTCACGCCGGCCGCAACCGATGGCTCGGAAGATGCCGCTGCCATCCTGTTTTCGTCCGTGGATGCATCGAGCGCCGACAAGCCGGCCGTGTTCCATGTTCGCGGATGCGAAGTCAACGACGCCGAACTGATTTGGCCGGAAGGCATTTCCGCCCCGGACAAGACGGCGGCAATTGCAGCACTCAAGGCTAAGGGAATCATCGTCCGCTAACCGGCGGCGTTGTTGAACGGGGACTTACTAACATGCATATGGACATTTTCAACGACGACGCCTTCTCTGCGGTCACGATGACCACGGCGCTTGAAGACTACGAGTTCAAGCCAAATCTCATCGGATCCATGAACCTTTTCGAAGACGTTCTTACCACCACGGAAAACGTCTCGGTCGAGCGGCGCGGCAACACGCTTGCGATCATTCCGACTTCGATGCGCGGCGAGGATATCGAGGAAGGGAAGAAGGACGGCCGCAAGCTGAAAATCTTCCCGACCTCGCGCATCGCGAAGGGGCATACCCTGCGGGCATCGGAAATCCAGAACGTCCGCGCCTTCGGCCAGGAGTCCGAACTGGAAACGATGGTGCAGTTCGTGGGCCGGTATCAGACTAAGCTGATTTCGGAAGCGGAGTTGACCTGGGAAAACATGCAACTCGGCGCCATTCAGGGCAAGGTGCTGGACGCCGATGGTTCCGTTATCATCGATTGGTTCGCCGAATGGGGCATCGCGCCGCCGGCGGAAATCGACTTCGCGCTTACCACGGCGGATACCGACGTCGAACAGAAGTGCCGCGACATCATCCGCAAGATGATGAAGGCGAGCAAGGGCGCCTGGACCGTAGGGACCCGCGTTGTGGGCCTCGCCGGTGACAGCTTCTTTGACAAGCTGACCGGGCACGCCAAGGTGCGCGAAGTCTATTTGAATTCGTCTCAGGCGATGACGCTGAACCGGGCGTTCGGTGTCGCCACTCAGAACGCATTCAACGCCGGCTCCTATGCCGTGTTTGACTTCGGCGGCATCATCTTCATCAACTATCGCGGCACGGATGATTTCTCGGACGAAGCGACACCGGGCACCAAGGCCGGGCTCGGCATCAAGTCCACGAAGTGCAAGTTCTTCCCGATGAATGCGCCGGGCGTCTTCCAGCAGACGTTTGCGCCGGGCGAATCCTTCGAATTCGCCAACACCATCGGCCGGCGCCTCTATTCCTACCTGATCCGTGACGAAAAGCGGAACATGTGGGTTCGGCCGGAAATCTACTCGTATCCGATGTTCATTTGCACGCGGCCAGAAATGCTTCTGACCGCCAAGGAAAAGGCCGCCGGTTAATCCGGCGGTTATACCGCCATGGATTGGAATGGGCTCCTCGACGGGATGACGGGCATTGTCCGCGATACGTTCGGGGAGCCCTTCACATATACGCGCCTCGAAACCGGCGAGACGCTTACGCATAGCGTGGCCACGGGCGAAGAACTGCGCGGGATCTACGATGCAGCGTGGTCGCCGGAACAGGACGGAACCGCGCTCCGCGTCTCGGCATCAATCCCGGTGCTCGATGTCAAGCTTTCCGACCTCGGCTTTGAGCCCGCAACAAAAGATCAACTCACAGTCGACGGCGTCAGCTACCAGGTGAATGACAAGATCCCGTCATCGTCCGGCATGATGAAACTGCATCTGCGCAAGAGGTAACGATGGCGCCGCACCCGCGAAAACTGATCCGTGCGGATATGGTCTCACTCCTCAAGGCGGCCATTCCTGGCGACCCCGTCACCTATCCCACGCGTGCCGGTCAACGTGTCTTTGACAGCGCGGACAGCCCGCCGCATGAGGACGACCCGCCTTCCATCAACGTCTACATGGTCGGCGAGGACATAGACCCGGAATACCGTCATCAGGAGGGGCAGCGCCGCCGCATCATGGAAGTGCGAGTCGAGTGCTACTATTCCGGCGGTGACGGCGGGGAAATCGTAGACGAAATGGCGTGGCAGGTAGAGAACGCGCTCCGTGCCAATCCCACGATCAACAATAAGGTTGAATGGTGCCACCTGATAAACACGAATGTCTTCTTCGTGGAAAGCAAGAAGCTTGCTCTGTTCGCCGCCGTCATGACTTGGCAGGTCATCTATTACACGCACGAATACATTGACGAAGGCGGCCGGCCGACCATCGTTCTTCTCGGCTTCGCGCCGGAAATCGGGCCAGGGCATGAGCCCGATTATTCCGAAATCCTCAATGAACCGGAGGTGACGCCGTGACGGCCCATCATGGGAAGTACGACAAGCGAATCGCGGACCTTGAGCGTCGGACGTCGAACGGCGCTATCCTCGGCGTCATCTCGCAGGTCGACCACGAAAAAGGCCGTTATCGGGTCAAGTCCGGAGAACTGGAATCGGACTGGATACCGAAGACGGAAGCGCGCGCCGGCAACACAAAAATCTATTCATCCTATGAGGAAGGCGAGCAAGTCCTTGTCTTGAGCCCATCCGGCGATTTGTCACAAGGCGTCATCGTGGGGGCCGTGGCCAAGCAAGAGACGCAAGCAGCGGACAAGGGCAACATTCACCGGACCGTGTACCCGGACGGAACGGTCGTTGAATATGACCATGAGGCGAAGGCGCTGAAAACCGCGATTGCCGAAGGCGGATCCTTCAACCTGGCTATCGGCGGCGGCGTCTCGATATCGGCGAGCGGCGGGTCTCTCACGATTGATGCGCCGGACGGCGTGACCATTACCGCCAGCGACATCGCCCTTGAGTCGGCAACGCTCACGCATAACGGAAAGAACATCGGCCACGATCACAAGCATAAGGACGTAACGCCGGGACCGGCTTTGACCGGCCCGCCGGCGTGAGGAGATTGATATGCGCGGCGTTAGCAGGACCACGGGCAAGGCACTGGACGGCATCGCTCATCTTCGCCAGTCCATTGAGGATATCTTCACGACGCGCATTGGCACCCGCGTCATGCGCCGCGACTACGGCTCCGATATCCCGAACCTCATTGACCGGCCGGCAAATGAGAATCTGACGGTCGATTTCTATGTTGCCATCGCGGAAGCGCTCGACCGGTGGGAGCCCCGGCTGCAGTTGCAACAAGTGGAAATGACCCGTCCCGGCGAAGGCGTTATAGAACTCTCATTGACCGGCCTTTACCTGCCGGGCGGGCAACTTATTGAGATTGATGGAATCGTCGTGAAATGACAGAAGCTGTTCCGGCATTCTTCCGCCTTATCGATCTCAGCGGCGTTCCCGTTCCGGACTTCGTGGAAGCGCTGGACTATGAAGCGATCCGGAAATCGGCCATCGACTATTTCGTTTCGCTGGACCCGTCCTATACGGCGCTTCTCGAAAGCGATATGGCGATCAAGATTATTGAGGCGTTTGCCTATCGCGAATTCGTGCTTCGCCAGCGCGTCAACGATGCCGCCAGGGCGAACACGATAACGGAATCCGTGAACAACGACCTTGATGTCATCGCGGCGTTCTTCAACACGGCCAGGTTGGACGGCGAAGCCGACGCCTCGCTTCGCCGCCGGGCGCAACTTGCAATCAATTCGATGGCTGTTGCCGGACCTCGGCGAGCGTATGAGTATCACGCCCTTTCCGCATCCACCGACGTCGTGGACATCGGAGTCCATAGCCCGGCCGCCGGCGAGATTGTCGTTACCGTCCTCGGCTATGAGGACGTCGCCGCCAACGATGCCACGGCAAGCGAAAAGGCCATAGGCGCCGCGCTCTTTGACCAGCCCGCCGGCGGTTCCACGGCGCGCATTCTCAACCGCTCTTCTTCGGCCGTGGTTGCCGCTGTGCGGGGCGCCGTTTCGTCCGATGCGGTCCGGCCGTTGACGGACATGCTTACGGTGCGGGTGCCGTCCGTGCTCGAATTCTCGATCAATGCGACCCTTACCATCTATCCTGGCCCGGACGGGGCGGCGGTTACGGCATCGGCAAAGGCGAGTCTTGCCAAGTACCTTCGGTCCGTGCGCCGGGTTTCCTACGACGCCACAAGGTCCGGCATCATCGCAGCCCTAACCGTTCCCGGCGTCCAGAACGTCATCCTTGGTTCGCCTCTCGCGGACATTGTGGCGGGACCTTACGACTTACCGGTTTGCACTTCTCTAGCCGTGGCGGTGGACCGTGTCGACGTTTGAAACCATCCTTCCGAGCAACGCGAAACCTCTTGAATTTGATCTTGAGAAGGCGACCGCCTTTCTGTCCGTTCTCGGCGTAGAAGACCTGGGAAGCCTCACGGATCCGCGAAGTATTCGCGCGGACCTGTTGCCGTGGCTTGCCTATCGGTTTTCAACCGATATCTGGCGAGACGAGTGGTCAACCGAGAAGCGCCGAGCCGTGGTGGCGCAACAGTTCGATTTGCACCGGCTCAAGGGAACCGCCGAAGGCATCCGGCGGATGATAGAGCTTGTCGACGCCGAGCTTATGCAAGTCATCGTGCCACCGAAGCGCATCTTTGCGATGCCAGCGATCGGCAAGAATGCGCGCAACGCGTGGCTTGCACGCATGCCGCAAATCCGGGTGTACCTGGCCAACAATAAGGGCAAAGTCGGCGCCGATGCCTTCGCCGGTGCGGACGGTCGCGCCCGTGGCGCATTCGCCGGCCATGCCTTCGCGCGACTGGACCGCGCCGCCGGCATCTATGGACGTCGCGCCGTTATCCGGCAGCCGGACGGGACCGAAACCAACGTCCGCCGCTCCGAAGTAGTAACCACCGTCCAGCAACGGACGGCACGCGAGTTTGACCGCATCCACATACCCGGCAACGCCGGTCCGGCCCTGTTCGTCGGCGGGTTCGTTGGTCACGGTTTCGTGACGAGGCGGAACAAACAAGCGGAAATCGTGACCTACTCGCTTGATCGTCAATACGATGCGGTCTTGTCCGAATTACATCTTTCCACGGTATCGCCGGGACTTGATCCGATTGACGTGAAATACAGCCGGGTTTCCGACCGGTGGCAGCCAGGCCCCGCGTTGTTCGCTCGGCGGTTCAAGGGGTTCGCAATACCGGACCGCGCCGCCGAGCACCTTTACGACCGCATCTATCTCAACGACCCCACGGTCGACGCGCCGTGGGTACGCGCCCATTCCTACGCCGGGCACGCCCGTATCGGTATGCCGGCCTTCCGGGCTGACATGCTCGTTAAGAAGATGGGGAAGAAACAGCGCCGCGCCGGGTATGCCGGACACACCTTCGTCGGCCGCTCGTTTTCCACAAAGGAAGACATGACCGCGCTCAAGCTGATTTATGCGGCGGTGAGGCGAAGCAAGGCGGCACGCGACCGCGTTTTTGTGGATACGCAAACGTTGAGGCGCCCCGTTTTCGGGGATGGTATCCAACTAGACGGTACATTTAAATTCGGGCAAAGTGCAAAAAGGCGCCTGGCTTAGTAAGGCGGATCAACTTTTGCGCCGTTAATCTGGCGAACTTCATACGAGGGACTTATGGGCGAGCGGCTTGTTGTCATTTCCGATGATTAGCAGATAACGAATACTGATCTTAACAACATCGGAACTTTCGGGCGGACCTCGCTTGACCACGTGGTCAAGGATAGCGTCAACCCGGAGCGGAAGTTTACCGGCTTTCAGGTTGTCGCCAGCGGCCCGGCTCAAGTGACCGTGGGCGCCGGCCGGCTCTATGATGACGGCGGCGTTTACTTCCGTGACGATGACGGCGGCGTCGTGGTCGATCTTTTGTCCCTTCTTCCGGTATCAGTTGAAAAGATTGTGTCCATTGTGACCTGGGCACAGACCATTGAAACCGCGCTTGAGCCCCGCACCTTCATTGTGGACGTGGACACCGAAGAGACGGAAGCGCGCACCGTTGCCACGGAAAGCCGGCGTTACGCCAACATCAACACCGTGTCCGGCGTTGAAGCCGCCGACCCGACGCCGCCCGCCGTCAATGCAAATGTGCTCGTTATCGCGAACGTCCGCCTTTCGCCGGCCGGTATCGTTTCGATTAAGGACGTGACCGAGAACCGGTTGCAGTCCGTCCGCGACGTCGGCCTGGGCGTGAAGGCGCTTGAGGTGTGGCGGGAACGGTCCGGCTCGCGTCTGGACGTACTGGACACGGCGGTCGCCGGGCTGCAAGCGTCCATCGTCAACGTGCCGTCTTCCGAATTCACGCGCGAGCTTGCCCGCGATGTCAGCCGGTTGAAAGAGCTTTCGGAGCTCCCGGACACCTACACCTATTATTCCGCCGACCGCTACCTTACGACCGAAGAATCCGACACCGCGAATGTCAACTTCCTGGCGCGCGTTGAGGAAGGAATTCACTTCGCCGATGCCGCAAAACAGGTTGCGCAGTTGGCGCTTCTGAACAGCCTTGATGCAAGCGTGAAGGTTCAAAACAATTTCATGCTTCCCGCATATACGGAAGTCATGCGGGACAAAATCGTCGGCAACGATGGCGAAGTTTCGCTTGCTCAATACCAGTATCAGACGATTTCTACCAAGCTGAAATCGTTCTCGCGTACCCGCATCCGCTATGGTGTCACGAAGACGGTTTGCACCAACGGTGCTTGGTGGCGGTCCGGTAATTATGACCCGGTTACGAATATCTTCCGCCGCAACGGCGAGACGTGGTCGGTTGCCATCGCCGATGTCCCGAATACCACGATCAATCATAAATGGATCCGGGTAACGCAGTTCTTTACGGATACCTACAAAGAGAACTATTGGGAAGCGACGACCACGCAACAGAATATTTCCGGTTCGTTCGTGGCGGAAACCTTCCTGAACTCGGAGCCGGGCTACGTCACGGCAATCGGCCTCTACTTCACCCGCAAGGCGCTGACCGGCGACGTTGTGGTGATGATTACGGAAACCGAGAACGGCGCCCCGGTCTATGACAAGGCGATTGCGCGCGTCACCCTCCCGGCGGCCGACCTCAAGGTTTATCCTACCGTCACGAAGGTTCCGCTTCCGCCTACCTATCTCGAAAAGGGAAAGCGGTACGCCATCGCCATCGCCACGGCCGGCAACCATTTCCTTGCCACCGTCAACGGCAACAAGAACACGCAAGGCACGTTGTTCTATTCCGTTGATGGCGCGTGGTCTCAGGGCGATCTTACGAAGGACATCGCCTATTCGCTTTATTACGCGGCGTTCAAGGCGCCTCGCGCGGAAGTCCAATTGCAGCCGCTGCAGCTTGCCGGCGGCATCGCGGATATCGACTTCAACTTCGACTCCTGCCAGCCGGAAGGAACGGAAATCGCGTTCGAAGTCCAGATTTCCGGCGTCTGGAAAGCCATCAAGGCTTACGATACCAATCTCTTGGTCGGTCTTCCGCCGATGCTTCCGCTTCGTGCCGTACTTCTCGGCACGACCGATGTCATGCCGGGTATGGGTCTCGGCGTGAACTCGCAAGCCGTCACGACGCGGCCGCGCGCGGATTACAAGCACATTTCGACGGAGCGGGAACTGCCGGCGCCGTGCGATACCATCGAAGTGAATGCGCGTCTCGAATATTGGGATGCCGCGCACCACACATGCACGATCAAGATTTTGACCGGCGCCACTTTCAGCACGGTGGAAACGGCCGATGCGGTCGTTGACGTTGCAACGCCGGACCCGACCGCCATCATCCGCCGGGCAACGTTCAACATTGCGGTGCCGGTGAGCGACTATAAGATCCAAATCGAGGGCACCACGGATAACGTGTTGGTGACTTACCACGTCGCCGAGCGCTACGACCTGGCCTTCTCATAACCGGAGCGTTGACAAAATGACAACGAAGACCACGGCGCCGCAATTCGAGCCGGAAACGCTTTACGAAGTGAAGCTTGCCCGGCCGATCAAGGTGGGCCGCACCACGATTTTGCCGATGCAGAATCCGCGCCTCAAGGGGAAGGTCGCGGAATCGTTCAAGGCGGACATTCTGGAAGCTAAAAAGGTTCTGTAATGAGCGGGCAAAAGAGCTTCGTTGAGCGGTATTTCGCCGGCAAGACGACCACCTTTGACGAAGCGCTGTGGAACAACTTCGTTCGCGAAGTTGATGCACGCTACCGCGAGCTTGAAGGGATCAAGATCGATTGGGAATCCGTATCGGATCAAGGTATTCAGGTCGCACTTGATCGCATCAACGAAGTTCTGTTGCCAGCATCGGACAGGATTCGGCGGGTCGCCGAACTCGGCTTCCTTACCGCGCCGTCCGCTACGGCGCACACGCTTGAGGTAGGGCAAACGCTAACCTTCGTAGTGTCCGAAGGGGATCAGCGGGACCTATTCACGCCATCGCCTTTCGTGGCGATTACGCGCGGCGCGAACGCCACCGACTACGCCATCGGCCGCGCCCTCTTTTATAATCCGGAGACCGGGCAACTCGATGTGCGGATTGACGCCGTTTTCGGCGACCCCGGCCCGCACTCGGATTGGTTCATTGCGGCGGTGGCGGGTTCCGTATCCGCGCAAGTGGAACTCCTGGCGGATGCGCAGACCGCGCGCACCGTCGCCGAGACGGCCAGGGCTGGCGCGGAAACA